TGAATATTTAACGAGTATGCTATACAGCCAGTTAGGTATCACTCAGAGCATATTGGATGGTACAGCGGACGAAAAGACAATGCTGAATTATAACAACCGGACGATTGAGCCTATTATTTCAGCCATTGTTGACGAAATGAAACGAAAGTTTCTGACTAAAACTGCCCGATCACAATCTCAGTCGATTTCATTCTTTAGAGACCCGTTCAAACTTGTGCCTGTAAACGATATCGCTGAAATTGCGGACAAGTTTACTCGAAACGAAATTATGACATCGAATGAATTTCGACAGGTTGTCGGCATGAAACCTTCGGATGACCCAAGGGCAGATGAACTTAGGAACAAAAATTTGAGTGCACCAAGCGAATCTGCTTCAGAACCGCCTGTCGAGGAAAAACTGGTGGAAACTTAGTAGGTTCATTCGATAAGGGGCTCTAAATAATTTCGAAATAAGGAGGATAATTCAAAATGGAAAAAACATTCCAGGCTGAAGCTTGTGATTTCAGCGGTTGGGCAACCCGGAATGATCTTAAATGCTCTGACGGAAGAGTTATTCGTAAAGATGCGTTTAAGCATAATGACGGGATTAAAGTTCCGCTTGTATGGAATCACCAGCATAATGACCCTCGCAACGTTCTAGGCCATGCATGGCTCGAAAACCGTGACGAAGGCGTTTACACCTATGGGTTCTTTAACGACTCCGAGTCTGGAGAAGTTGCTAAAACCCTGGTGAAGCACGGTGATATTTGTGCATTGTCCATTTATGCCAATCAGCTTCAGCAGAGAGGTTCGGATGTAATTCATGGAGAGATTCGTGAAGTCAGCCTTGTCCATGCTGGAGCTAATCCAGGCGCATTCATCGATTCTATGCTAAAACATGGCGAGGTTTCCGGAGACGAAGGTGTCATTTATACCGGTCTTCCGCTTTCCTTGTCGTTGTCTCATGCTAGCGACGATAAACAGGCGGACGAAAACGGTGAAGGCGCTAAAGAAGAACTCGAGAAAGACAAGCCTTCCGACAACGAAAAGACACTCGACAATGTGCTGGAAAGTATGACTGAAGAACAGAAAACTGTTATGTATGCACTTATCGGCATGGCTCTTGACGGCGAATTGGAAGTTGGCGATGAAAACGATAGTGATACCAACAAAACAAAAAATAAATCCAATAAGGAGGATAAATCAATGAAACATAATGTGTTCGACACCGACAAGCAGGACAATAAGAATGTTTTGTCTCATGCGGCGCAGAGCGAAATTCTGAGCCTGGCAAAGTCCAGCGGAGTAGGCTCTTTGAAAACCGCAATGAAGATTTATATGGAGGAAAATAATCTCCAGCACGCCGATATCAGCGGTTTTACTCAGACAGGAAACGGTAATGTTACCAATCTGTTTCCCGAGTATGTTGAAGCTCATCCTGGTCGTACTCCTGAACTTATCACTAATGATATGGGCTGGGTTGACGCTATTATGTCTAAGACACAGAAGATTCCTCATGGTCGCGTTCGTACTTCCCATGTAGATATCCGCAACATTGATGCGCTGTCTGCTAAGGGTTACAAGAAGGGTAACGAAAAGAAGATTACCGGTAACTATGCTTTGGTGAGACGTACTACAGATCCTCAGACTGTGTATGTAACTTCCGAACTGCACCGTGATGATGTGACGGATATCGAAGATTTCGATTATGTTCAGTTCCAGTATGGCATCGATCAGATTTCTTTGAAAGAAACTCTGGCTGTTGCCACTATGCTGGGCGATGATCGTCCGGACAGCGATCCGGAGAAAATCTTTCCCGAACATATTCGTCCGATCTGGCTCGATGATGAGCTGTACACGATCCATAAAGACATCGACTTTGCGGCTATGGCTAAGGAGCTTCAGGGCAGCAGCACCGAGAATTATTTCGGCGAGAGCTTTATCTATGCGGAAGCCATGGTCACCGCTCTGCGCAAAGCTCGCAAGGACTTCCGTGGAACTGGCAAACCCGATCTCTTTATCACAACCGATATGCACAACACTATGATCCTCGCAAGGGACCGCAATGGTCGTCGCATTTACGAGACTGATACCGAACTTGCCGCGGCCCTGGGCGTTGCCAACATTTATGAGGTCACTCAGTTCGAGAACAAGATCCGCACGGATAACGACAAGGTTAAGCATAAGCTTCATGCTATCTGCGTGAACATGGCTGACTACGGCTACGGCGCTTCTAAAGGCGGCGACGTAACTCATTTCACCGATTTCGATATCAAATTCAACCAGCTTCAGTCTTTGCTGGAGACTCGCAAGTCTGGTCAGCTTACCAGAATCAAGTCGGCCATTGTTATCGAAGAAAAGGTAACTGAAACTTTTTAATGTCTCTCACAGTAGAGCCCGAATCTGATGAGAGTATGTTGCTTGGAAAGGCCGCTGCCGAACTACAGAGTAATATAGTTATTGAGGAAGATGAAATCGTCGGTACTCTTAATTATGTTACTGGTTATACGGGATTCAGCAACGTGACTGCCGACCAAGAGGGCAATTATCTGGCGTTAAAAGTATCTACTGTTCCTGAAAACGGCGTGACCACGACTGTTGAACTGGTTGGAGGAACCAAAGGACCGGTAACTCTGGATGATGATAGAAATATTGTCCTTCGTATTACAAACAAAGATACGCAGAGTATCAAAGTTGTTGCTACAAAGGACAAGCAATCTATCACTAAGACTTACGGCCTTACCGGCTTAACTTTAGCTTCTTCCGAAAGTTAAATATATCGAGGAGGAAAATTCAAAATGGCGAAATTTTATGGAGCAATCGGCTATGCTGTGACAAAGGAAACAACTCCGGGCGTTTGGGGAGAACAGATTACCGAGCGTATGTATTTCGGTGATTTGATTCGTAATACCCGTAAACTCCAATCAGCAGATCAACTCAATGACGACATCAATGTCGCCAATGAGATTAGTATCCTGGCCGATCCATTTGCCAGTGAGAATTTTTACTCGATGAAATATGTTGAGTTTATGGGCGCTAAATGGAAGATTTCTAATGTTGAAGTTCAATATCCGCGTCTGATTTTAACAATAGGGGGTGTTTACAACGAACAAAAGACGACTTCTGCTCCATAACGTGTTGTGTGAAATTCTTTCTTGCCCAATACAAGGAGCTGATTGCCGATGTTATTTTCAGCCCCCTGCATCAATTAATATGAAATACCCCGCCATTGTATACGGTCTCGATGATATTGAGAACACGTTTGCCGATGGCGGGGTATATTTGTCTAAAAAACAATATGCAGTGACGGTTATTGATAAAAATCCGGACAATGAACTCGTCGATAAGGTCGCTGCTCTACCAACCTGCCGTTTTGGGCGGCATTACAAAAGTGATAACTTAAATCACTATGTCTTTTCACTTTACTTTTAATAAGGGGGAACAAAAACATATGAGTAAACTTGTTTGGGATAAAACCGGTGAGCGTTTCTACGAAACCGGTGTAGACCGGGGCGTTCTCTATCCAGCGCAGGTCGGAGGCGGCTATGCCAGTGGTGTTGCGTGGAATGGCCTTACAGCTGTTACAGAAAGCCCTTCTGGCGCTGAGGCATCCCCGATTTATGCCGATAATATCAAATATCTGAATCTGATGTCCGCCGAGGAGTTCGGCGCGACTATTGAAGCTTATACTTATCCAGATGAATTTGCGGAATGTGATGGGTCCGCGGAAGTTGTCGACGGCGTGATGATCGGACAGCAGGCAAGAAAGTCTTTTGGCCTCTGCTATAGAACAATTCTTGGCAATGATGTGGATAGTAATGACCACGGCTATAAATTGCATCTGATTTATGGCGCTCAGGCAGCCCCGTCCGAAAAGGGATACGCGACTGTCAACGACAGTCCAGAAGCAATTACCTTCTCTTGGGAAGTAAGCACTACACCGGTTGCCGTTACAGGTTTTAAACCTACTGCCTGTGTAACTATTGACTCAACGAAAATTGATGCCGAAAAACTTTCTGCTCTTGAGGACATTCTGTATGGCAAAGATGCCGATGAGCTTGAGGAAGATAGCGGTATCGAGCCTCGCCTGCCCATGCCGGACGAGCTCATCACTTTGATGCGTCCTGTTGGTTAAGCAAAAACATACCATAAAAATCTAATTTTATCGCAGAGCCGTATTCAGGATAAGCTGGCGGCTCTGTATTTTTTTATTTGAAAGGAGAAAAAACTTATGCTGAAGAAAACAATTACCTATACCGATTATAACGGTACTGAGCGTACGGAGGATTTCTGGTTCAATCTTACCGAAGCCGAGGCTTTGGAGATGGAGATGAGCACCACTGGCGGCTTCGGCGATATGATTCGTCGCGTCGTTGCGGCTCAGGATACCCCTACCATCATCAAGGTGTTTAAAGATTTTATCTTTAAAGCCTATGGCGAAAAGAGTGCCGACGGAAAACGTTTTATCAAATCCAAGGAGCTTTCTACTGCCTTTTCACAGACCGAAGCTTATTCGCAGTTGTACATGGAATTGGCTACGGATGCCGATAAGGCGGCAGAGTTTGTGAACGGAGTTGTTCCGAATAAGAAACCAGCCGCGCAGCCTGCGATTTCTTCTGTCAACCAATAATTTAGAAAATCGGAGGGCTAAAGAATGCTTCGAATCACGATACCGGCTGCCGAGTTTTGGGATGAAGTCAACGAAGAGTTCGTCTACGCGAAAGAGCAGACTTTGCAGTTAGAGCATTCTTTAGTCTCTCTTTCAAAATGGGAATCCAAATGGCGTAAAGCGTTTCTTGGCAAACAGGAAAAAACCGAAGAAGAAATTTTAGATTATGTCAAGTGTATGACGCTTACCCAAAACGTGAATCCCGAAGTATATACAAGACTTACAACTGATAACTACAAAGAGATTAACGCTTACATAGAATCTCCTATGACTGCGACCTTTTTCTCGGAAGATAAAACAGCAAAAGGAGGACGGGAAACCGTCACATCAGAGTTGATTTATTATTGGATGATTTCTCTTAATATTCCAGTGGAATTTCAAAAGTGGCATCTTAATAGGTTGCTGACTCTGATTCGGGTTTGTAACGTCAAGAACTCGCCGCCAAAACGGAGAAGTAAGCGTGAAATTATGAGACGGAATGCCGCTTTAAACGCAGCTCGCAGAAGCCGTCTCAATTCCAAAGGTTAAAACATATAAGGAGGATTTTACATGAGCAACAGTTCATTGGTTAGCTATACCAAAATAAGCCCGAATAAAAATAGCCCGCGTAATCACGCAATCGACACTATTACAATTCATTGCGTTGTTGGGCAGTGCTCTGTTGAAACTCTTGGCAACATATTTGCACCGACTTCCCGTCGGGCAGCTCCCAATTACGGAATTGGTGTAGATGGAAGAGTGGGAATGTATGTTGAGGAAAAAGACCGTTCCTGGTGTTCCTCTAATGCTGCGAACGACAACCGTGCAATCACCATTGAATGCGCCAGCGACACGACACATCCTTATGCTATCAACGATAAGGTTTATGCTACACTGATTGACCTTTGCACTGATATTTGCAAGCGCAACGGGATTTCAAAACTTGTCTGGTCTACCGACAAGACTACACGGGTTCAGCATTTGAATGGCTGCAATATGACCGTACATCGGGATTATGAAAATAAATCCTGTCCTGGCGACTATATTTACAACCGGCTTGGACAGATTGCCGCGGAAGTAAACAAACGCCTTGGCGTTGAAGACGAAACTTCTGCCTCTGTCGATAAGAAATCGGTAGACGAGATTGCGAAAGAGGTAATCTGCGGAGACTGGGGCAATGGACAGGATAGAAAGGATCGTTTGACTGCGGCTGGATACGATTACAGCGCTGTCCAGACAAAAGTAAATGAGATTCTGAACGGTTCAGATTCGACTTCCGCCCCTGTTAACAAAAAGTCGGTGGACGAAATTGCAAAAGAAGTGATCGCCGGTAAGTGGGGCAACGGTGAAGCGCGAAAGACGGCTTTGACTGACGCTGGATATGATTACAGCGCAGTGCAGAACAAGGTCAATGCGCTTTTAAATTCCGCTTCTACCTCCACTCCGGTTAAAAAGAAATCCGTGGACGAAATCGCAAAAGAAGTAATTCGAGGAGATTGGGGTAATGGACAGGAGCGCCAAACCGCTTTAGAAAAAGCTGGTTATAACTACAGCGAAGTACAGAGTAAGGTCAACGCGCTTTTGAATGGTTCTTCTAAACCGTCCAATAAAAAGTCAATCGACGAGATTGCGAAAGAGGTAATCCGCGGAGACTGGGGCAATGGACAGGATAGAAAGGATCGTTTGACTGCGGCTGGATACGATTACAGCGCTGTCCAGAAAAGGGTAAACGAACTTCTGTAAAAGGAGGATCGGATGATTAGGTTCAGGCAAAAGGGCGACTTCTCTAAAACGACTAGGTTTTTGGAACGAGCAAAAGAAGCTGTCCGGATCGGAAATCTTGATAAATATGGTCGAGAAGGGGTTGCTGCCCTTGCGTCTGCTACACCTATTGACAGCGGTCAGACAGCTAACTCATGGTATTACAAAATTGAAAACCGGAAGAGTTCCGTTAAACTCGTATTTTACAATTCAAACATTCAAAATGGAGTTCCAATAGCCATTATTTTGCAATATGGGCATGGGACTCGCAACGGAGGCTGGGTACAGGGTCGAGACTTTATCAATCCTGCTGTCCAGCCTATTTTTGATAAACTCGCAAAACAGGCATGGAAGGAGGTTACTAAGCTGTGAGCACTACGATTGATGAAAGAGTCGTGGAAATGCGATTCGATAACAGCCGGTTTGAACGAAATGTCCAGACCAGCTTGTCTACACTGGATAAACTGAAGAACAGTTTAAACCTGAGCGGTGCGACAAAAGGATTTGAGGATATCGACAATGCAGCTAAGAAAGTTAATATGTCTGGACTTTCGACGGCTGTTGAATCCGTTCGTATGAAGTTCTCCGCTTTAGAGGTCATAGCTGTAACCGCCCTCGCGAATATCACCAATTCCGCTATCAATACTGGTAAGCAGATGATTTCTGCTCTCACTATTGATCCTATTGCGACGGGTTTTCAAGAATATGAGACGCAGATTAACGCGGTTCAAACAATCTTGGCCAATACACAGCACGAAGGAACCAATCTCCAACAAGTAAATCGGGCCTTAGATGAACTGAACGTCTATGCAGATAAAACCATTTACAATTTTACCGAAATGACTCGCAATATCGGCACATTTACAGCGGCTGGCGTTGAACTACAGACTTCTGTGGATTCTATTAAGGGTATTGCTAATCTGGCGGCTGTGTCTGGTTCATCGTCTCAACAGGCATCTACGGCGATGTACCAGCTTTCTCAGGCATTAGCGGCAGGTAAGGTTCAGCTTATGGACTGGAACTCTGTTGTAAATGCTGGAATGGGCGGTAAGGTATTCCAAGACGCTTTGATAAGAACTTCAGAATTACTGGGTACCGGAGCAAAGGATGCCATAAAATCATATGGTTCTTTTAGAGAGTCTCTTACCAAAGGTAAGTGGCTTACCACAGAAGTTCTTACCGAAACTTTAAAGCAGTTTGCGGGTGCATATACAGAAGCGGATCTCATTCAACAAGGTTATTCAAAATCACAAGCCAAAGAAATCGTACAGATGGCTAAAACCGCTGAAGACGCTGCGACGAAGGTAAAAACCTTCACCCAGTTATGGGATACATTAAAGGAAAGCGCTCAGTCAGGTTGGACACAAACTTGGGAAATTTTAATCGGTGATTTTGGAGAGGCTAAAGAGCTTCTGACTGAAGTTTCGGATACGATTGGCGGTGTAATTGGAAAAACAGCCGAAGCAAGAAATGAAGTATTGAGCGGAGCTTTGAGTTCTGGATGGAAACAGTTGCTCGACCAAGGAATAGCAGACGAAGCGGGATATATTGAAGCCATTCAGGAAGTTGCCCGAAAGAACGGCAAAGCATTCGATAAAATGGTTGCCGATTCTGAAGACTTCAGCGATGCCTTAAAGAAGGGGCTAAGTGAGGGAGTTATATCTTCCGATACTCTTTCCCAAGCCGTTTATAAACTTCAGGACAAAATGAGCGCTATGTCCGACAAAGAGCTAAAAGCAGCCGGATATACGTCGGATATGGTTAAGCAAATTGAGAAGTTGGACGCTGGACTCCGGGATGGTTCCATCTCTATGGACGAATTCACCGATAAAATACTGCGCCCATCTGGCCGTGAAAATCTGATACAGGCTCTTTGGAATGCCGCAAAAGGTTTAATGAGCGTTATTACGCCTATCAAAGATGCTTTTCGGGAGATATTCCCCCCTATTACATCTGAGCAGCTGTATGGATTTACAGAAGGACTCAAAACGCTTACGGAACGATTGACGCTTAGCGACGAAACATCAAAAAATCTAAAAAACACCTTCAAAG